GAACTTACCGACTGGGATCACACTTCGCTTGTGATGGAGTTACGTGAATGGGAGTCTTCTTTGCTGGAAAGATTCTTCCCGGATGTTGATTTAGAGATTGGTCTGATTCACAGTCAGTTGATTACCGCCGATGATGTAGCACGTGCTTCCGAGGAGATTAAGAAAATTCGTGATGCACCCATCGTCTCACTTGTTGATGTTATTTGCCCAGGATGCGAGCACACGTTCCGGGTTAAAGCAGCATCGTTGCCAGGTATCTCGTATGCTGACCTGGAAGAACTTAATGCCCGAGTAAGGTAACTTATGCCAGGTTCTAACATCAAAGTTACTCCTGAGCAAGTACAGGAGGCTATTGAGCGTGCCCCTGAAGTGGAGAACTCCGAAGCTAATGGAAATCACAAATCAGTTGAAGCCGATCGACGTTCGGCACGGCGCGTAGAGATTCTGTCTCTGCGCCTAGCAGGGTTCTCAGTTGAACAAATAGCAACTCGAGTTGATCTCACAGATGCAACTGTTCACCTCATCATATCGGATACTTTAAGCAACACAACTAACCGTCAGGTAGCTGAGCTACGTGCATTGGAGAATGATCGCCTTGACCGTGCGCAGGCAGCTATTTGGACTGCGGTTCTAGAGGGGAATCTTAAAGCTATTGACACCTTTTTGAAGTTGAGTACACAACGCTCCAAGATCAACGGACTGTACGCCGCAACGAAGATTGATCTCAGCGTAGGTATTCGACATGAGATGGAGTCCGCTCTCGTAGATCTGGAAAAGCTTATGCAAACTCAGGCCAATGAAATCATACGCGGGGAGGTGGTTAAGTATGGAGAAATTGATTAACGCTCAACTTGATTCGGTGACATGGGATGGTAGCAACGACATCAACACGGTCATCGCGCAGCTAAGAGATATGGGAGAGCAGGCGCAGTCAGAAGATGAAGTACGAGCTGTAACCAGCCGCATAGCTGCCATCAGTCGGGAATACCGTATTAAGACAGGTAGAGGAATGGCCGCCTCACCTATTTCTTTGGCAGTGGAAATGGATCCTTCGTACAAAGTTTTATCTCACCTGGAGCTAATTGACGACGCTATTGCGGAAGCTGTTCGTAAAGTGGAACGCGGCCAGAATCAAATGCTGTGTGTCTCAATGCCACCACGCGCTGGGAAATCTGAACTCATCTCCAAGCGTTCGCCTTTGTGGATGTTACGGCGTCATCCTGAATGGAAAATTGTGATGGCGTCTTACAACAGTGTTTTGGTAGGTGAATTTGCTCAGTGGGTGCGGAGATCTATCGAAGACAATCCGCATCTCGGTATCGCTTTGGCACGTGACGGGGGCAAGTCGAGTATGTGGAGTACCGTCGAAGGGGGAGGGCTGTACACAACATCAGTGCGCGGAGCTTTAACTGGGCGAGGTGCACGGGTAGTTTTTATTGATGATCCAATCAAAGATTTCATTGAAGCGCACTCGTTAACTATGCGACAGAACGTATGGGATTGGTGGCTTTCTGTTGTTCAAACTCGACTTGAGCCCCCGTATCTCATAGTTGTGGTACAAACTCGGTGGCATGAAGATGATTTTATTGGTCGTCTACTTTCCAGTGAGTACGAAGGTGATCCTAAAAGTTGGAAAGAGATTCGTCTGCCTGCCATCGCTGAAGACGATGATCTGATCGGTAGAGAGGCAGGAGATCCTCTTTTCTCACCGATCATTCAGGAGAATCGTGCAGAGGCGTTAGATCGCTGGGATGACGTGAAAAGAGCTGTCGGCGGATATACTTGGTCGGCATTGTTTCAGCAGAGGCCGGCTCCTGCTAAAGGAGCTATCTTCGATACCGGCTGGTGGCGGTACTGGACTACCGATGCGTCTCGGGCTACGGAAGACGGACGCATTGTGTTCGTTGATCCGGAAGAGTTCCACTCCGGTCAATGGGTTGACTCATGGGATATGAGTTTCAAGGGCTCCACTTCGAACGCTAAAGGTGCATCTGACTTTGTTGTTGGGCAGAGGTGGGTTCGGATGGCTGCTAATCGTTACCTGATTTCACAACTGCGAGGGAGATGGAGTTTCACGCAGAGTATTGAGAAAATGCTTCAATGGGGGCGCTCTGATGATCATTACGCTTCGCCTTACGGTCAGTTCGTGCACGATCGGATAGTGGAAGATCGAGCTAACGGATCAGCGATCATCGACACTCTCCGTGAAACTATCTCAGGGCTGAAACCAGGAAACCCGACAGTAGATAAAGCGTCCAGAGCCCGAGCAGTGACACCTGAAATTGAGAGTGGAAACGTCTACCTTCCCCATCCCGCTGATGAAGGTAACGAGTGGGTTCAGGATCTTCTTTCGGAATTACGTAACTTTCCGCATGATTCTGCAGACGATCAGGTAGATGCTCTTACACAGGCGTTAGGGTATCTGCGTTACTCCGGAGCAGGTGGCATCTCAGTTCCCGGGGTTGGGCGACCAGGGCCACGCGACGGACAATCGTGGCAAATGCCCCGTGATGTTGCTAGAGATGCACTTCGAGGTATGTCTCAAGTTCGAGGACGCAGATAAGTCACATTTCCCTTGATTCCGTGGTACGATTGCATCACGAAATCAACTGGAAGGAAGACCATGAAGGTAGTAGAAGAACTCACAGTAAAAGTTGAAGTTGAAATACCGGCCGGAGAGTATTGGCTAGGTGATCCTTGCTACACGGTTCCTGACGACATGTGGATGCCGTGGCTTGAAGCGGCAGATTACAAAAATCAAGGCGACGTTCTAGTTGCCCAAGTTCCAGGAACATCGTTTCACGTCCTTGGCTTTGGAACTAAGTGGGGTGACGGGGTGTATCAAGGTACTGATGGAGAAAATTACGGAGTCGACGCGGGACTCATCGGTTTAGTTCCGGTAGGGCTATTCCCTGAAACTACTTCTTCGCTGTCCACCAAAATTGTTTTTGAAGGCCCTCGAAAAGCAGTGTGGCGCGATAATGGTTTGCTCAGTTTCGGTGATGTGGATATTGAAACTAATCCAAGTTACGAAGACGAGATATGAACGGCCCCGTAGTTCTTTTGATGCTCGTTCTTATCGTAATCCCGTTGACCATTTTGATTCAGCGGTTACATGTGAAGTTAGATCTCAACAAAGAGCGTCGGGCTGAGGAGAGTTGGCTTGCTACGCGACGTCATCCCAATTACCTAAGGAGTCATAATGCAAATGATTGATAGAAATAATAGATCAACATGGCCTGCAATAGGTCAACACGTTCTCATCACCGGCCCCTCTAACCTGTTGGGCAGGTACTTCACAACACAGGTTGTTCGAATTGAAGGGCACGATCCGTATCATGGACCGTTCGCCGTGACGGCTGAAGGACGTAGAGACTCAAATCCTTCTTTTTCATACGAGAGAACAGCACTGCCCCGCTTAGACGGTAGATGCGTTCACGGTCTTCTTACAGAAACTCTAAATGGATGTGAGTGGGAGGCGTACACCTTTAAGATCGGTGACACAATTCTCCCGCACACCATTTTCTCTTTCGATGATAAGCAGAACGAGAAGTGGATTCACGGTAAGACAGAAGTAACCATAACCAACCAGGTTGATAACGGTGTTTCTGCACGCTTTTATAGAGAGATGGAAAATGACACGTGGTACACCACTGACTTTTGGATTATCAGCGCTGGTGAACTGCCGGCAAAGGAAGTAGAAACAGAAAGTGTTTTTGGCTTAGAGGTAATGAAATTGCAGACCTACATAGCCACCATAAAAACTCAGTGGGCACATGACATTCTTCTAATTGGTGAACGACTCAATCAAGAATATGAGGATCGTAGTTGGTGTGATGAGTTCGTAACCATAGTGAAAGAAGTCAATGAGGGGTTGCACGGACCTTATGAGTTACCCATCCCCGAAAAAGATTACGACGTTGAGGTGAAGGTTGATTTCTCCGGAGATTATCGCTACATCCTTTCAGTACCAGCTACCTCTCAGGAAGAAGCCGACCGGATGGTTTCAGATGACATGGACTCATTTTTAAGTAAGGAAGAAGCACGAGACAGTATTGATACGTTACGTGTGATCGTGGATGACCGGTCGGTTATCTGATGAAGAGTGAGATCACCAAGAGCCTGCGTTCACGTGCCTCTCAGAACAAGCTGAATGACCAACAGAGTCAGAAAAGGAGTGGAACCTTCACGTCAAGAAACTTAATAAAGATGGTTGTTGTGAATGGTCAGGTTATCCGATTGATAAATGTGTGAACACTATTTGCGACTGCGTGAGGGGATGGTAGTTATGGAACAGATTGAAGACCCACGGTTGGAACCACCTGCAGGTAACGATTACGACTGTGAGTGTGACAACGAAGACTGTGACACTTGCGAAGATAAAGAATGTGAATGTAGCGAGCATGACACTGGTTGCACTATCTGCAAGCAGGAGAAAGGCTGCAGTTGCGACGAGCAATACGACAGATGGAAGGAAAGAAATGATTAAAGTTAAATTAGCTAGATTCGATTGGGACTTTTTGTTGTATCTTCTTGAACAAAATCCAGGGTATGTCTCGAGCTCATTACTAACTGATATTCAAAGCCAAGTAGATAGTCAGGAGAATTAACATGCATCTGAACCTAAGTTTAAGGTTGGTGACCGGGTGAGCCATCGGAGCGAACAACAACATCAACAACACCCCCACACCTAAGGAGACAACATGAAATTTGAACTGAACAACAAAATTGGTAAAACCCGAGTACAGGTTGGCG